CCAATTGAACGGTTAGCCATCTTCTCTGCCTCTGATAGATTCTTTGCTGAATCTACAGACTGAGCAACTTCCTGAAGCTGTTTTGCAACTTTAACCTGCTCTTCACCTAGTTTCTTAACCTCATCTTCCATTGCTTTCATGGAAGTTTTGTTGGCATCGAACTCTTCCTTAACAGACTTGATGTTAGCCTCAATTGCATCTAATGACTTGATTAGATCTTTATTTTCGTTTTCTACGGACATAATAGTCTCCTTTAATTTAACTTGATTTGAGATATACGATTTAGGCGCTCGGCCAGTTCTTTTTGTGCGTCGTTTCTGTTCTCAGAATCACTCTGATTACCAAATAAACGCTTAGCCTGACTGATCAGTGTCAGTGCTTCTTTGTGAGATGCGCCTAAATCTCTTAGTGCATTCTCAAAATCTCTTACAGTGGAAAGGCTCTTGATGTTGGTCAGAGTAGCCTTTGCTTCACATGGGATTGATACAATTGATACTTCTGGAAGACGGATTACGCTCTTAATCAGGCGGGTTCCGTTATCCTTCAGCTCAGTGTCGCCTCTTTTAAACATAAGTCTTACAGAAAGGCCATTCAGCGAACCGAATTTAAGTGAGCTGTAAATGTCTTTTGCCTCTGCAAGCTCAAGATTCAGCTGACCTTTTATCAGAAGACCTTTCTCATCGACACTCATGGCAGTCCATTTGCCGATTGGAAGCCCCCATGAATCATGATTAAAGAACATCTTAGGCATTTCACCGCTTGCTAAAATGTCTTTATAGGCATCAGGATGAATGGTGTCTCCCACAGAATCTACAGAATTAAAAACTGAGGCATAGCCTTCCACATATCCCTTATCACCCTCCAGAGCTTTTAACTCTGACTGGATCATCTTAATTTCTTCGTTCATTGTGCTGTAGCCCTCGTACTTAATGGTTTCTGAGGAGTCTGTGAAGCATTTGAGCTCCCCAACATGTTTAATGGTTGTAAATTATTCTGAGCGGTCAGAGTGTCTCCATCCTTCACTGGTGGTAAACCTTCTTCACGTCTTACTTCATTTCTTGTCTTCCATCCGTTCTGTACTGCCTGAGCATTTATCCCAGAACGGTCTTTATCTGAAGCTCTGTTCAAAAAAGAAAGCTTGAACTGAATCTGATGGTCATATCTTTCATTGGTACCAGGAACACGCTTCATAATTGCCTGTTCTAAACTGATACACATTGGGAGAATGGTCGACTTGTAAAAGTTTGCAGTTACCAGCTCAAGATTTGAACCAGGAGCGCCTCCGTCACTGTTTACCAGTGCGGAAGGAACACCAAACCATCTGCAGATCTCCTCAACAGAGAATCGTCTGGTCTCAAGTAGCTGAGTCTCAGCAGGAGATAAAGCCAGCTGTTTAAAATCAAGATTGGCAGTCAGAACAGGAATACCGCCCTGAGCCATGGTCTGGAATTCTTCCTTAATATCATCCCTCTGCTTAGGAGAAAGAATGTTCTGAGCAGTCAGATAGCCTTTTATCTTGCCTTTTGTTGAGAAGGTATCATTTGCCTGAGCCTGAGCGGCAGCATTCTCTGTCAGAGATGAAGCCATGTACTCAAGCTTGGATAAGCCCATCACACCGTTACCCATACACTTCCAGTGGAGAATATCTTCTGCCTTGTAGTCAACGTATGTATCTTTCTTGGTGTAGTATCTGTAGGTCAGAATACCGTTCTGAGACTGAAATACATTCATCTGATCCGGATTTAGAGGATACAGTGCTGTAACATTACCTTCTGAATTACGAACAATCTGAGCATAGGCATTACCACGAAGACACCAGAACATGACCATAGTCTGAATAAACTCGTATGGAGTCATTACGTAGTTTGGTGATACCGCTAAAATGCTGTGAAGATTGCTCTTTAAATCAAGTTTTTTTGAATCTTCAGTAACCTTGAACACTTCAATTGGAAGAGATGCTACTGTGCGAGACAGTAAATCCACACATGCCCAGACAACAGGGATCTGAACAGCTTTCTCAGTTGTAAAAGGCTGAGCATTTGGGGTGACAGACACCATAGGCTCAGAATTCTGCCAGCCGGCATGATCACCGGTAGGTCCAGATGATCTGAATATCCATTTGAAAAAATTCATATAGCTATCACCTTAAAAATTGATAATCAGAGGTTTTTTAGACTGATTGTCTGTAGTAGCACTGTAAACATAATCAGTCGCTACATTCATGAAGATGGCCTGTTTGATACACATAATCAAAGCCACAATGCCGTCAATCTTGTTTTCCGGACGTTCTTTGCGAGGATAAACATTCTCTTTAGCATCGTAATGAGCAACAACATTTGAAGCCATCCATTCCAAAACAGGATTGCCATCCGTGTGAAGCATCTTCTGATAACACAGAGACTGCATTTCTTTCATTGGCTCAGAGAAATTCTGTACCGTTGGTTTTATTTCAACCATTGGAATACCAAGCTGTATCAGATTTGATGCAAGCTGATAGGCTTGCCAAGGGTCAAAAGCCACAGCTAAAGTGTCGAAACGCTGAGAATCTGACGCGATATATGCCTGAATACTCTCGATATCGTTGATTTCACCATCTGTAACGTGGATTAGTCCCTGTTTTGCCCATGACTGGTATTGAGAATTGGTTGACGACATCAGCTTTTCAGAAGGAAGCCAGAACTCAGGGAATGCATAAAAATGCACTTTGTTAACGTCTTCCATGCGCCAGAACAGTCTTACCAAAGCCGTGATATCAGTTTTTGCAGCCAAATCCAGTCCATAAATGCAAGGACAGCCTTCAAATTCCGACAATTCCACATCTGGTCTGTAGCATTTGCGCCATTTACCCATCTGAAGGAATGCTGAATCAGCGTTGCACCAGACATCCAGGTGTTTGGTTTTGAAGTTATTCTCTGAAGCAGGATCAGTTAGAGCCTTCGACAGTGTTGCCATAATCTCCTTCGGCATCACTGAGACTCCCCAGTTAGGGTTAGCCTTGATTAAAGCTTCCTCTGTTCTCCAGTCATCGTCTTCATCAATGGTGTAAATAATGCCAAACTGAGAATCACCCTCGGCAGAACCGTCGAGAATCTTTGCAACATAACGGCGCTGTTCCATACAGATGCCGTCAAGATTAAATCCTGCAGTGGTAATACACCACATCAGAGGCTGTGAACGCTTACCTATGGATGTTTCAACCACATCGAACACTTCACGTGTCTTGTGAGCGTGTAACTCATCAATAATTCCACAGTGAGTATTCAGACCGTCTAAACGTGAACCGTCCGCACTCTTTGCTTCAAATTTTGAGTTAGTACCAAGCACAACAATCGAGTGTGCCAGTACCGTTACACCGTAAGCCTGCTGAAGCTTCTTATTGCCTCTAGCCATTGCCTGTGCATCACCGAAAACAATCTTTGCCTGATCTCTGGTTGTCGCAAATGAGTAAACATCAGCGCCCTGCTCACCATCAGCTGTGAGCATATACAGAGAAATACCAGATGATAGAGCTGATTTTCCGTTGCCTCGTGGGACTTCCACATAAGCACGTGTAAATCTGCGATGACCTTTCTCATCAACCCAGCCAAAGACTGTGGTTAAGATGAATATCTGCCAGGGTTCTAAAACGATATTTTCACCGGCTTTGGGCCCTTTTACATGGCATAAAAGCTCGATAAAATGGCAAACTCGACTCGCTTTTTTCTCATCAAAGCGATATTTCCATTTTTTACGCTTTAAATCCTTCTGCTGTCTTCTACAAGCCTGTTTTACGTACTTACATGCTGGAATCTTGCCATTTAATACGTCTGAGATGTATTTGGTAGCAATTGCTATGTAATCACGGCTCATAGGGTCAAAAACTCATTTTCTTCTTTGTCTTTTGGCTGAATATTTACTTTAGAACGACTTGCAGGGGTAAAACCAAGCTCAGTCAGATATGCTTTTAAAGTATATTTCAGATTATCCTGGAACTTTGCCATTGGATGAGGCTTAGCAATGCCTGTCTTTTCATCAACAATGAACAGTCCCTGCTGCTTGATTACCTCTTCACACTCGATAATTTTCGCCATCGTATCCGCCCAGTTAGCAAATACAGCGAAATCAAGAGAGGTAAGCATTGATTCCGGAGCCTGTGCTAAAGCAAAATCCCATAAATCTTTTGCCTTTTCCGACAGAAAATCAGGAGCTTTAATACACTTTAGAGCTGTCTGAGGCTTAGGTTCGTTCTTATTAGTGCGACAAAGCTGTAAGGTTCCCTGAAGCCTTTTAACTTCGGTAGGTTTTCTAGGTCTTCCGCCCATTTCCAAAACCTCCGTCTTCTGAAGCTGTCTTTCTGCTGTGGCATTCGTGGCAAAGTGCCTGCCAGTTATTCTCATCCCAGAACAGTTTCTTATCTCCTCGATGTGGAATGATATGATCTACATCTGTAGCTGGAGTTATGATCCCTTGCTTTTGGCACTCTACACACAAAGGATGTGCTATCAAATAAGCTTTTCGTGCTTTTGCCCATCTGGAATCATAACCACGCTGATATGAGTTCAAACGAAACCGTTCTCTGTCTTTCTGAATCTTTTTAAGATGCTCCTCACAGTAAGCTTCACCTTTGACTGCATATTTTTTACAACCAGGATGATTGCATGGTCGAAGGAAGAAACTAGGCATCGTTAAAGCTCATATTTGGATTTATCTGGGAAGTTTTCTCTAAGCCAGTTGTTGAGTCTAGGGCATCTTGCATCATTTCCGATAATTCCGTCATCAACGGAAAAGAAACCGTGCTCGGTAATCATCGACATAACGAATGAATCAGCAAGAAATTTTATGTCTCTAATCTGCTTTGGGTTGTTTCTTGGATAGAGATTTCCATACAGAGAGCGAATCAGCAGCAATGGACTGTCTTTTAAGGCCAGAGGTCTGATATCTTCGCGCTCAAGCAGATCAATTCGCCGTCTGCGGTTCATTATCATTGGGCCGTGATACTCGTAATTAAGCGGAGTATCAACCCCCATTGTCTGCAGAAGCTCATGCGTGAACCTGTGTCCTTCTCTCCAGGCACTGATTCCCTTCTTTTCCTCAAGAAAACCGTTATAACGGTCCATCAGTGTGCCCATGTGGAGATTAGTAACATCTTCCCATCTTTTGACAGGTTCCGAGAAGATAAAATCGTCATTCATGAGGATAATATCTTCAGAGAGCTCATCACACTGGCAGACTTTCTTCCAGTTTGCTCTGGTGTTCTGCCACTTGGAGAAATGCTGTTCTGTAGGAATATGTATCACATTGGTTATCCATGCAGGTTTATAACCTACGATGACAACCTTTCCGACCTCTGCGCCGAATTTCTCAAGAGAACGAAGCGCATATTTGAGATCTAGATTTATTGTCTGCTCTTTGAGCGGGTAAACAATGTCATACATATTTTTAGGTCTTAAAATAGAGAAGCACAGACAATCTGCGACAATCATCTGTGCTTTGGTCTTTTTATATACAAGGATATTTCTTTAT